CAGGAGAGTATAGGTGCGGCAGAAGAAAAGAGGAAAGAAGAATTGGCAGCTCTCATTGAAGCTAACAACCCGGACAAACCTGGAGTGGTGGCAAGTTATTTAAAGAATTTTACAATTCCATTCACTTCTGATCCAATAAGCAGCATGATACCAGAGATGGATGTGTTGCGCAAAGCGTACCAAGAATACGCGATTGATCCATTATACAATAGGCCAAGTGGTCCAAGTGGTCTAAGTGAAAAGGAACCTGATTGGTCAGCTCTTAAAGGAATTAAGGATTATATGATGGGTGGTGATTTTAAAGGTTCTAGGATTCCCCATTTTTCACAAAAGACCCGACCATCACCACAAATTTCTGCACAACCTGAAAGCAAGCTTTCCCTTCTCGATCGGTTTAAACAATTTGAAGATGAAGCCACTGATGAATTATTAGGCAGGAAGCGACCATTACCACAAATAAACAGATCGGAAAACCTCAATCCCAACCAGCCAAGAACCAGCATGTTGGATCAAACAAGACAAGGGCCATTGGAGAGGTCTTTTAAACGCACCGTTAAAGATTTATCAAGCCGCATAGATGTGGTCAAAGAACTAATCAAATCAAGGCAAGGACCATTGGAGAGGTCTTTTAAACGCACCGTTAAAGATTTATCAAGCCGCATAAAGGCATATGAGGACAGTGGAAAAAGTTTTAATTTCAACCTGGCCAAACAGATTGCACGGGAAAAAGCAAGAAGAGAGCTGGGGCGAGGTTACGCTCCAGATGTGGTCAAAGAACTAAGCAAAATGACCATTGATAAAATTAACAACAAGCCCAAGAGTGCGGCTGAAGAGAAGGCACAGACATCACTTCAAAAGGTAATAATGGAGATGCTAGAATTGGAAGGACCAATCACTAGTGATGGTGATCCTCGCATGCAATCATCTATAACACCCGTAGAATAATAATGGCAAGAGTATCAGCAGCCACTCAGGCATACATAAATCAGCAGCAGCAACAACCACAACCACGGCCCCAGGCGTCAGCCGGAATGTCCGGTCTGCCGATCGACCAGGGCATTGGTGCTGGACGAGTTGCTGGTAGTATGGCCGTTGATGTTGTCGGCGGCGGAGTGTCATCCGCTGCTGGTTATGCCCTAGCTCCATTTACTATGGGCTTATCCGTGCCTATATTGGGCATTGGAGGAGGAATGGCTTCCAACTATCTTGCACAAAGAATTGAGGGTGATGGATTTTCCCTTGGCCGCATGGTAGGTTCTGGACTGCTCAACCTTATACCTGGTGCAGGTAAACTACTTGCTACCACCACAGGTAAGATAGCAGGCCGTGAGTTGGGCCAGTTTGCCACTAAGGAAGCACTTAGGGGTGGTGGCATAGCTATGAGCGAAAAGGCCGTACAGACGGCCATAGACGAGCAGCGATTCCCCACGTTCGAGGAGTTTGCTGCAAGTGGAGCGATCGGCACTGTATTTGGAGCTGCCGTCGGTACAGGCATAGGCGTGGCTGCGCAAAAGGGTTTGTTTAAAAAAATGGGTGGCCGCACCTATAACGAGTTTAATGAAAAAGTAAGAACCGATTCCAAGTTTGCTAAAGAAACCGCAGAAGATATAACCAACCTTGGCACTGTGGAAGACATTTTCGCAGATCAGATTGGACCTAGAAGGCAGTTTTTTAGTGATGGCATGACGGAGCGGATGGATAGAGGCCAGGTTTCCATGAATGCTCAGGTGTATGATAGCCTTAACAGAGATTTGTCAAATGCTCCGACTCCGAAGAATGCAGAACTAGCGGTGGACAGGTTTATCAATGCGGCATCAAATAAACGTAACAGTGATGTTGATAAAATAATCAGGGATGGAATGAAAGCCGGAGTGGTTTATCCAGACCCCCAATCAATAAATGCATTGGGAGGCGTGAAGGTGTTTGATGACGCTAAAGGGCCATTGGCGAAGGCATTTAGAAAACGCATATTGGGTGACTACAATGATTTGAATAATCAATGGGCCGCCAAAAATCGAAAGATAGTCGATGATTTGATAACCGAAACCATCAACACTGACGATGGCAATAGACTAGCCAATGTTGCGGCCAGCATAGACCAGATTAACGTAGAGCCAGGACCACTTAGAAGAGGTTTGCGTAAAGCATTTAAGATAATTCTACCATCCCAAAAACTACGTCAATTGGTAACCAGGGTTGGATCAAATGTTATACAAAAAACTCTTCCTTCTAAAAGCCTTGGCAGAAGGGTTTCTACCGAATTGAGAGAAATAGGATATGAGTCCAGGAGTTCTGATCACATTGCTAAAGACGCCGAGCAGGCCGTTAATAAAGCGGTGAAAAATACCAATCTCAAGCTAGAAGAGCGATTTGAATTGGAGCAAACCATCAATCGTTTCTTGAGCGGAGAAGCAACCATAGATGATATTCCTGCTGCGATTAGGAAGCAGGTGAGTGAACCACTCACAGCATATAGAGAAGAGCTAGAGAGTTTACAAAGAAAACTCATATCCTATCTTGGTGGTGATTTAGGCAAGAGTTTGGACAGGGACGTCCGGGATCGTGTCATCACTGTAATAAATAAAAGCATTGAGAACCAAAACTTTGTTACCCGTTCATTCAGATTTTATGTAGATAAGCGATATAAGCCAAGCGCAGAGCTTGAAGAAAAAGCCATAGCAGGAGAGGCAAATAGGATAGCTAGTCAAAAAGCCGCTAAAGCAGGGATTGAAGTGAATGATGAAATCCGTCGGGATGCCAACATTCAAGCCAAACAAGAGATGGTTCAGCGAAATAAGTATAGTGCGGCAGCGATGAAGCAAAATCCTGACCTAGCCCGGCAGCGAGCAGCCGATAAACAGGAAATTAAATTTCAGGCACAAGGCATCCTCGAAGGGCGTGGTAATCTCAGCAAAGAACTTAGTGACTACCTAGGAGAAATAACAGATCCTGGTGAAAAACTTTTCCAGACCATCAATAAGACATCTCGGTTGGTTAACGCACTAAAAACCGATGATGCATTAAATACACTATTTAGATCTCCAGGCTTACAAAAGACTTTGAGACTAGATGCTGCCGATGCTACCGAATCCATCATCACCAAAACTGCATATGGTAATGAATTGATGCAGGACATCAAAGTACCAAAGGAGGTTAATGATGGACTTCGAGAGTTGTTTTATTCAGACGTTGGATATTTGTCGAACAATGCTATAGGTCGTTTTGCTTTGGACAACTTGAAGAGTTTGAATGCTCTATCCAAAATTTCTAAGACCATCTATAACCCGGCATCCTACGCACCCAATTTCATTGGTAACTTTTCTTCCGTAGCGGCATCCGGTATATTGCCATTTAAGGGCATGGGTAAGGGAATTAAGTTTTCCCTTTCAGAATTTGAATTTATTCGGTCCAGGATATTTAAAGGAACCGCTGGCAAAAAGGATTTGGAGCGGATGCTTCAATTCGAAAAGCTTGGTGGGGGTAGTGCCAACGTAATGACAAGCGAAATTAGAAAAGCGGGTCAGCGTGGCATATTGGGAGATGTTAATCAAACCATAGCAGATCCATTCTCTAAACTATACAATGTCGGTGACACTACCATGCGTTATGTTGCATGGGAAGGTACACAAAGGCAGCTCAAGAAAGCTATGCCCGATGTATTCGGTAGTGATAAGAATAAGGAAGCCCTTGAAAAAGCTGCCATGCGAATTGTACGTGACACCTTTCAAGACTACGATAGGGTTCCTGCTGTAATAAAGAAACTTTCCCAGATAGGTATTGCCAGTCCATTTATAAACTTTACCGCAGAGCTTATGCGTAACACCTACAACCAGGGTAGGTATGCATACATGATGATGCTTGAACCTAAGAGGTTCATGGGCGAACTAGGTATAGAAAACCTTGGAATAGGCGAAAAGGAAATAGCTGGACTGCGCAAGCTTGGTATGAAAAGGGCGGCATGGTTTTCTTTAGTAATGGCTGGTGCCGGAACGGCAGTGGAGCAGATTGGTAGTCGGGCTAAAGACTTCTTTGGAGACAAATACAAAAACCTTTCCGATGAAGAAAAGCTAGCACTAAACAAAACTGTAGCCAAGAGTTGGCACCGAGGAAAGCGTCTGTTGTATATTCCTAATGCAGATGGAAAAACTGGAAAGTACCTAGACACAGAATACATAGTTCCACAAACCTTGATGACATCTGCATTTGTTGCAGGATTGAAGGATGATCCATTGGAGGTGCTTCCAAAACTGTTCAAAGAAAATTTCTTGGGTGAAGGCACGTTCCTTCTGCAAGCGGCCAGCAATCTCTATGGGAAAGATTCTAATGGCCGTGACATTAGTGTGAAACCTGGATTGGCTGGAAGACTATTTGAAAATGGAAATGCGTTTATTAAGGCTGCATTCGAACCAGGTGCGGTGCGAGAGCTAGACAAGTGGAATAATACATTACGAGGTAAAGAAAACTCTTTAGAGATAAGAAGTATGGTGGAGCGGTTGTTCGGTTTACGTTGGGAGGAATATAACATCGAGCGTGATGCTGCCCGGCGATTAGCCCCAGATGCTACGGCCATCAATAACGCCAAGGGATTGTTGGGAACCAGCCGGAAGTATGACATTAAGGAAGAATACGATCGGAACTATGTAAAGCTCAACCAGGACCGCGAAGGCATCCTGGAGAAAATTACGGGTCATTACAACAATCTGAAAACGCTTGGATTGGATTCCAACCAGGTATTAAATGTCCTAGATAAAACCGCTCTTTCTACCAACGATAAGTTTGAATCTATAACAGGATCGTACAGCCCGATGCCATATGAAAAACCTGTCACCAAGACAGAGATTTATGAGTCATTGGGTGAAACCCCTAAGCAACGGCTAGATGGAATAAAGTCTATGCGTGGACAGGGCATAGATCCCAGAGAGATTAAGAGTTTGTTGGACATGCATAAGCGCATGATTAGGAAGTCCCGCCGGGGCGAGCCATCATTGCCAGCATCTCTAATGCTTCTAAGGAAGATGCCAAAAGAAGACCGCTTGCGTCATCTCATCGATCCCAATGGTCCATACCGTTTAACACGCGCGAATAGACCACTCATCCGAGAGTTTGAAAAAGCAGACATACTCGATAGGGATATGATTCGATATTTGCCCACGGGTCAGTAACCTAGTTGGTCATACACCATTGAAACACTCATAACGAGTCTATCAGGTGTACCTATCGGTAACAACGATCGCTTTCATAGTCGGCAGCTCAAAAAAAAGGGGAACCCTTTCGGATTCCCCTTCAGTAGATGGAAAAATATAAAAATCCTCTACTTATGATGATGACTAAACAATGATGAACACGAATGGATTAGAGGGTATACGAATAGGGATGTCAACCAATCTCAACTTCTTTCTCTAAAAGTTCTTCAATCTTTTTTTCGTAACGTCTAGCGAGCCAACTTTTGAGCATCGTTTTGTGATCCCTATCGGATAAACCGTCAGCGCGATAAGCCGTAAACATCTCTCCGTCGATATCAATCTCCTGCAAATAGTAGGAGTTGTCTCCCACTCCTATGGTGAGTTTCTGTCGATCGAGCTGCCAGACATTGCCATTTTTTATACCACCAATCACCGGGCATTCCGAGTGTGGTAACCCAGAATCTGATGACATCCAAAACTTAACCCACTGGGCTATTTCTCCCCAATCAACCTTCATCAACATCGTCAGCCAACTGAGCCTGATTAACCATTTGCTGTTTCAACTCCTCAATTTTAGACCCGGTGGTGTTCTCCCAGATTTTGTTCACTTTTTCTTTTGCCACTTGAGCGGCGTAGTTCACGTAAACACTGTTTTTCATGTAGGCAAAAACCTCAAGCACGGTTTGATCGTTAAAGGTGTTTTCGATTAGGCGTTCTTTGACTTGTTCGTCTGTGATATCTTCAGCTTTCATTATTTTGGTTTTGTATTTTGGTTTCGAGAATGGCCAATGCTCGCCATACAACAGCGGCATAGTCCTCCTCTAGTAGGTGACGCATCAAACAATCGTGATGGTCGTTAGATTTGTCAAATTCCCAATGCATCGCCTCGTCAGCATCGCAATGTTTCTCGTTACCCATGTAGGACTGACGAGCCACCGCCGCTATGGCGTTGGGAAATGGGGATAGTACCCCGGAATAGATGGGCCATTTCTTACGCTCATCGCTTTCCTTCGGCAGCAATTTAATTTTGTGCTGTGGGGCCGATCTGAATATCATAATCCTGTACGATTTCTATGTTTCCGTTCCAGTGGTAGCCTATGCCTGATAGGCTTTGCTCAAACAATGCGATCATCTCGTCGATGGTCATGTCGTCGTCCGGCATGCTAACTTCGCAGTGGCCGTATTGGTTTTCTATGGTGATTGATGTCATGGTGTTGGTGGTTGGGGTTAGTGATGTCTTATTCTTAATTCTCGGATGCCAAACTGAGAGAGTGCCTCCGCACACTCAGGGCAAATGTATTTGTGACCATAAATCCAAACGATGCTTGGAATCATGTCGAGATCCATTTCTTTAAGCTTATCGAGCAAACGGATTTCGGCGTGGTTCGATACGCAAAGGTCCGGCTGGACACCCATTGGAAGATCTATTCTTTGACAGATTTGTCCAGTGTCCTCGCAATGATTAACGGCTGTTATAAACCGATCGCCAACGTAACATCCCGCAGTAACGGCTTTTTTCTGGCAGGAGCTTTGGGGCTGCACCAGTATTCTGAGATGTTCAAACTCTGTCATAATTCATCTAGGGGTTTTAGTTCATCCTGGGTGGCCACAAAAACTTTACCATGACCCAAGTCTTTCATTCGATGCGAACGCATCAGGCGATAGCCCTCCATTGCTCCTGCAATGCGGTATGAGGGGAAATGACCGATGACCAATACATAGGCATCCACCGCATCAACATCTTTCCAGGGAGCAACTATGAGACGGCCTGTGGGATATGTGGTGGCTTTAACATCCACCAACCTACCATCATGCAATGTGGCATCATACGGAGGGTATTCATCTCGATCGACATCGATGTCGGGATAGACATTGGCAAAACGAGCAAACGCTATCTCGGCGGCAATTCCTTCGAGGTCGGTTTGTTCATCCGATTGTGGCCCCATGCGACGATTGGTTACGCCATTCTGCCGGGCATGGCGATGCCGTTCCTTGGCCACAAACTTGGCCAGCCTTTGCTCCGCCGTGTTAAGCGTAATCATGTGTCACCTGATCGAGTTGGTTGAGGCAATCCCAAACCGTCAAAAACTGCCCTCAGTTCTTCGGTTCGGTCAAACGCTGATGGGCGGAAGCCTTCCATCATATCATACAGCAGTTGGCCTTTAACAGGACTCTTTTTGCTTGGATAGGACCACCAAATAATTGAGGCAGCCCAACCCCTAATCCTACTATCGTCCACTGTTTTTTGCAACAGATCTGCCCAATGCACCGATGGTCTGGTTTTCACAATGGTGGATAGCAAGTTTTTCTTCGAGATGGTAGCCTGGGCTTTGTCATATTGTGTTCTTTCGTTTATATACATTTCGCTTTTTTCTTTCTTCTAGGCTTTTATCTTTATGGCAGGATTTGCAGACCGCCTGCAACCCATCAGCCTCACAATAGAGCCTCTGTAATAATTCATTCCAATCGTATTCCAACCACACCTTATTATAAAATCCCTTCAATGGGACAACGGGTTTGATGTGGTCAGCCTGCATCTGGTTTTGGGGAAATAGATCACCGCAATCACAGCATCGATGCAATTTGCACTTCCTCCCTGTTTTGGGGTTTATGCCATCCTCAACGTAACTATTTCGAATGGCCCTATATTTGACAGGCCACATGGCCCGACGTAAAGCCGACATAATAAATGACCGCATCCTGGCAGTGGTCCACTCTCCACTGTTATAGGGTTTTTCTTTAGCCATCTTCATTTGACCATTATATCAGACAAAACGTCTACATTTGGTAGTTTGATCAGACATTATGTTAAACTCCCGTTAAG